TTCCGGCCAGTTTGAGCTCATCAGAATAGAGGGCACCTTCTACACAATGAACATTATCAATCCTATCAATTAGTGGAGTTATAGACTGAAACATCTCAACTGCATCTGGTAAAACTCCCTCTAGATGATCTTCTTGATTTTTGATATAGGACTCAGCGATATTGTGAACGCGGGTGCCTCTGCCCGACGCTTGGCGGGAGATTCTATTGGCCTCTTCCTCTCCAACCCTTGCGCGCCAAGCTTGTATACCAGCTTTGGACAGATTTGATAATAGTGCTGTAATGGATTGGTATTTCCCATTGGGCGTAACATAATGTCGTTTTCCATTTATGGTTTCTGTTTTTAGGTCTTGTAATTCACTGCCTACATGATTAAATGTTTTCATAATAATTGTTCTAGTGGTGCCATGACATCGTTGCCCCGGCCTGTTTCTTCTTTATTTCTTTTTATTTATCTGTCATCCACGATGGTGGCTTTTTAGGATGACCCGGCGATGCTATATTATCATACGCAAACGCGGCAGGTGTTGAGCCAGGAACTTGATTAATCTTTCCACCACAAACAGGAGCTGCTCGGTGAAGTTGTTTATCACAGGGTTCTTCTGTAGGTTCAGCTCTTTTAGCCATAGGTAGGAAATCCTCAAATTCATTTCCACACTTTTCACAGCGGTAATCATATGTTGGCATTTGTATCCTTATCATTCTCAATTATAGAGTTGAGTGAGGAAGACTTTCCCCACTCTTCTACTATTATATATTATACACCTTTAACAATAGTTTGTCAAGTCTTTTTTGCTTTTTTTCGTGCATGATTGAAAAAAATATGTGTATCAATCTCTGCTGTTTTACGGCGTGGGTCTGCCCATCTCGGACTACTAATATAATCCGCATGATAATGGGTTGCTCCATCCGTTATGTCCATCAAGTCAGGAGTTGATAAGACATACCTAGCAACTTCTCGCGAATCTTTCCACAGTGAACCAGAAGTGGGTGGTACATCCAATTTACCATCACAATACCAACTAAATTGGCATCGGTCTTTTACTGGAAATCCATTCTTATAATGTCTTCCCTGTGTAATAACTTTACAAACAGTATTTGGATAATGATGTGATCTCACACGATTCATAGTGACTTGTGCTACTGCTAATTTTCCAGCAGTAGATTCCATAGCTGCTTCAAAATATATATTTTTTGACATACACTCTAGTTCTTCTGAATTCACCATTGGTACAACTGTAGTCTTTCCATTTGTAGTCATTTGTAATGGAGACATTATTGTTGCCTGTTTGTCAGTAATTGTTGGCGGAACCCAAATTTTATATGTGCTGCCTGAATTTAGCGATGTTGACCATAACGTAATAAGCCCCACAAGGGTAATGAATATTTTCATATTCCTCTTTTGGTAGTGTTGAGTTAAGTATGATAGCCACTTACTTAAACTTAAATAGGAGAGTTTCGGCCACGGCGGGGAGCTCTGGCGATGCTGCCAGTTTCCCATAATTTGGGGGAGTATAAGGAGTAATCAAAATCAGAGTACCATTTAATTCCATCTAGTGTAGTGGAAAATTTTGACATGGTACTATTCCAATCCATAGTAAATTGAAAATTTTCTTCCTTAGCAAGAACAACCGAAACTTGTATCGGTACTCCGCCCTTCATTTCCAATTGCCGTAGTTCAGCTTCTACAGTTGTTTCAACATTGTCTGTAGTAACTTTGGTTAAATTGACTATTCTCTCTTCTAAACTTTTTATCATGGTAATAAATTAGGAAAAGTTTCTTTTACTAGGTTGAAAGTTAATCCTCTGCATTTTAGTTTTTTATCCTTCACTTGCAGAAGAAGTTCTACTTCAGAAGGATGTATACCTTCTAAAATATCTGTAAATGCTTTTTCTCTTTTCATGTTAGTCAAATTTTTGGGGGATTGACCTTCAACAAACAAATACAACTTTCTAATATGAAAATGTAGATAAGTTGGATTTGGCTCGTCTGTGTCTCCTTGATATTTGACTATGGGGGGTGCCCCCGGCGGTAAGAGAAACTTTATATTTGGATCGAATGCTGCTTTTAAAATCTGTTGAAGTGCAAAGCAATCATATTTTAATAATAGTTCTTTCTTTTGTTTTTTGGTGCGTGCTGCTGCAATCTCACCAAAAACTCTTGGTAAACTAGTTGTCATAATTAAAACTCGTCAATTACATCCATAAGGTTCTTCAATCTATTATCAATAAAATAATTCCAGAGTTGACTTCTATCACCAGCTTCTTGATTATCGTATTGATTTACTATATTTATACGAATTGATTCTGGAGTTTCCCTCAAATCAACCAATGTCTTGTTTCTATGGTAATTTCTGAGCATGGCTTCATTACAGAATTCTTCTGGTTTTTTACCTCTCCATAGTTCCATTTTCTTCTTGGTTACAGGAGTTTGGCGTTTTCCTTCAGTTATAAGAGTATCATCCGAAGAAAGGATGTTAGGAACACCATCACCAGTATCACCCCTAATGGTCTTATCATACAAAGATTCTGCAGGATCACCCACTATAAACTTTTTCTGAAGTGGTGACCATTGTCTCACTCCTTGATACTTTTGTAACTGAATAAAGTCTTTATCACTAGAAAGTATCAGAATAGGATTTTCTTCGCAGTGGTCAACAAGAACACCAATAATGTCATCAGCCTCCGCACTATCTATGTGCATAACTTTATATGGAAAGTATTTATTGAGATCTTCTCTCATTTCATGTAATAGTTCAAAGAGAGTTTTCCAATCCGTAATGTCATTCTCTCTATTTTTCCTACGATTTGCTTTGTACTCTGGAAATACTTTCTTTCTCCAGTTGTCTTTACCATCACAACAAATAACCATATCTCCATAATCCTTTGCAAATTTATTACGAAACATTCTGATTGAATTGAGTATTGTATGTCTTAATAGGTCTTCTTCTACAACTGGATTACCTCTACCCACAGCCATGAAAGAACCAATCACAGTTTGACTATAATCAAGTAGTATCATTTTTCTCCAACTCTATTCGCATTTTGATTGACTCAAGAAACTGATTCCATTGATTCATTCGCATATCCCAATTATAAAAAGTGTCAAAATATGTTTTCTGTAAACTCAACAAAAGTTCTGTCTCATCTTTTCTATAAGACTCAATAGCCCTTCCAAGAATATGTGAATGAACCGCAATATGTTTCTCAGGGCCCGGCTCATATCCATACATCCAAGCAAAATTTGCACAAGTCTCTGGAAGAGCTCCAAGATTAGGACACACCACCATACACTTAGCACTCATAGCCTCCATTACTGATATACAAGCCGTTTCCATGTAAACTGATGGATATGCCATGATATGATTCTTGGTAAGTTCTTCTCTAATCTGATCATTAGATACTGTACCATGATAATTGACACCATCCATTTCTTGAGCAGCTTTATATACATGGCGATATTGTTCATCCATGTGAGCACGGTCATATATTTTAAAACTAGAAAATATATTCAGTTCTGCTGATTGAACTTCTTCAGATTTATTGTTTTCTTTGAGATGTTTCCAAGCACCAAGTAAAACCTCTAATCCACGATGAGGTGTACTCATATAGACACAAGAAATTTTGTCTTTGGGTTTTTCGTGTTCTGGAATAGGTTCTATGGCGTGTTGAATAACAACACCATGATCATAAGGAACACCAAGATAAACTCCATACTGATACTGTTGCCAATTACTGACAAATATTACCTTTTCAAAGTCTAACATATTCTTATGTTCTTTAAGAAATGCGACTTCTGGATCTTGGGCAAGATCATGAGCCCAAAACAATCTTGGTTTATCTTCTAACTTTCTTTTACGAGAAGCGACCCATTGAAAATAATTCTTTAGCTCTGGGTCAATGCGAGAAAATAACCACTTCTGCATAAGTTCAGTACCACCTGTTGCTTTAGGGGTTTCTTCTGGAGCAAAATCACTTTCACCGAAATCAATCTTTAATGTCATAATATCCTTTTTTTAATTTAATAAAATATCCTTTAACTCTATACCTTGAATCTTACCTTCTTGAACAAAACTTGAAATGGGAATCGGGGTAACAACTTCATCTTCTCCTTTTTTGAAAAGAGAAAATAGACCAACAATCTCTGCTGCATCATTGTGATTTAAATCATATACAAAAGAAGTATCATCATCAGAACTCAAGATTAGTTTGGCTTCTCTGATTGCAGGCTTATCTATCCCCGCACCACCTTCTGCGTCAGTTAGTCCTTGATCAAATCTTGCAATAATTGCGATAAGTCTTTTTAATAACTCGTTTTCCATATGTTCCTAATAAGTTGAGTATGGTAATGACACCTTGGCTATCGGTTTTCATAGTATGAGATGAACACAACGGTTAAACACTCTAGCTAAAGGACTACTTCATTTAGAGTGTGGAGAGAAAGTGTGTTCCTACGATTACCCCAATCATCACTTTAATCTGTTAGTATTATTATATCATAGAAGTATTTATTTGTCAAGAGAGGCCAGGGCGCAAGAACCCTGCTTGACGCCCCCCTTAAAGGTTTGAATCAAATTGCTTGTCAGTTATGGCCACAGTTCCAGACTTTTTAGGAACATAGTTTGTATTATCTCTCATATCCACGAACATAGTTTCATCCATATCTTTAGTCCAGACTGCAGAAATATCGGGATAGAATACCCCCACAGACCGCTTAGGCGTGCCGTCTTCATAATAAGCAAGTGCTACACATCGTGGTATAACCTTTGTAGTTTCATCTTGCCCAGAGAAGTAACTAATAAAATCACCAGTTTTTAAGTAATATTCAAGATCTCTAATATATACTTTCTTGTGGTCTGCCGCATTAGATGCCTTCTGTTCTTCTTGTGAAGAACTCGCTCGACTTCGAGCGATTTTGTTATATTCTAAAACCAAATCTTTTGAGTGTTTAATCCATTGTTTGACACTCTTAAAAGAATACTTGTCATCATCGGGAAGAGCCAAAACAGACTTTGCTATATTCTTATAATCTGCAGGTTTCTTTTTAGCCCTCATGGCAGCAAGACGAGCTCTCATCTTCTCTTTTGCTTCTTCAGAGATTTCACGTTTCTTCTTGAGGGGTTTCAGTTTTTCACGTTTTACTACTATCTTTTTCTTAGCCATTATTTTATCTCTGGTAAAAGGAGTGAATTAAATGATACCGATATTCTAGTATCATTACTTTTAATAGGTTGAACTTCGTGCCACATCCAAGCTGGAAACATAATAATTCTTCCTGCAACAGGTTCATAATGAATTTCTCTCCATAACTGTGGGGGAAGTCTACCTTTCTTACGATTAGGCATAGTGCATTGTGCACCTTGTCT